GTGGCAACGCCGTAATAGGATTCTCGTGAGGCAGCAGAAACGGCCACCGATATGGTTTTGATGTATCCGGGTGATTAGCGTAGGCAACGAACTGCTGACCGGTTCCCAAGACCTCTATGGGATGCAAAGAGATCTTGCTAAACGGTTTGTCGGTACGATAGAGATAAAGCGCCTTGGGCGATTTACCAATACGGATGAAGTCGGTCTTCCCTAATTTTTCTTGGAAGACTTCACCGACTTTGACCGCGACATCTTCATCCAGAATGTCGATGTCAATTGCAATCACTTCGCCGGTCAGAATGCCGATGCCGCATCCGGGCCACTTTGCCCAGATGTCTACGTGAAACGGTTGCGCACTGATCTCAGTCCATCTGCCAAGTTCTCCCCATTGACTCTCATTGAACCGCCCCGGACGCTTGGTTCCGGGCATGATTGGTACGATTCGATAGCCCGCATCCACGAGCTTCGCACCGTACTGTTGCATGAAATTTTCAGACATTGACGACTTGGACCTCAATGCGTTCTTCGTTGTCGTACTTCTTTGCAGCGACGAGTTCACACACGGCTGCGTCATCGTCAAATACGACTTCGTTCAGCGCGTCAAGAACTGCCTTGATGATGTTGTCAAGATCGGGTCGAGAAACGTGCCATCCCGTTTTTGTCTTATGCGAGAAGTACGCCGTGATCGTCACCTTGACAGGACCTTCTAACATGGTCTTGCTTATCATCGCAACTTGTGCAAACGACTTGAGTGCTCGTTCGTAATCACGAGTCTTCTGCGGTGTGTACGTCACCACACCACCGGCCTTGGTGCGACCGAAGCGCGGACGGGATTTACCAATGGGTGTCCCATGGAACACGATGTCAATCATAGGGTTACTCCAAACTCTCGTTTAATTTTTTGAGCGTGATCTTTTGTGGGCCGCAGGGAATCCTTGATATAGGCAGCAAGGGTATTGCGCGAAATGCCTATCTGTTTCGCAGCCTCTCGGATGGTAAGCCCCCTGCGCACCAAGGCATCGTGCAGTTTAAACCCCGGCCCTACTGAGGCGACCGAACGAAGGTCTTGCACTTTCACGGAACCCTTGGTTTTCCGCAGGATTATGGCTACCCACTGAGGCGACGGAGCACGGCTACCCGCAAGCCATCGTGTGACAGCGGTACGGGTACACCCGACCAAGGCAGCAAACTGCTCCTGTGTCAAGCGTTTTCGTCTGATGTATTCATTCAGCGTCATTGATCCTCCAAATTGCCCCCAACTTGGGTGACATATTGCCACCCCTTGCATTCCGTCACAAGGGGGTGTAGTGTTGGCCTCACTGGCATTGTCCAGTCAATGTGGAGATGTAAATATGCGAACTGAAACTGAAATTGCAAATGATCTTTGGGCCGCGAAGCAGGCTGAGTCTGAAGCCAAAGCAAAGCGGATTGAATTGGAAGAAGAACTGATTGCTATCCTCGGTGCCAAAGAAGAGGGGCAACAGAAGCACACAGTTGGTGATTACAAGATCACCATCGAAGGCAAGCTCATCCGCAAGATCGACTGGAAGGCATTTGATGCTCACGTTGCATCGAAGATTCCAGCGGCCATGCATCCGGTGAGGATGGTGCGCGAAGTCGATGTGACCGGGGTCAAGTACCTCGCCAACAACGAACCGCAGCTCTATCGCCTCTTGAGCAGTGCGCTCACTGTTGTTCCCGCTAAAACCTACGTCAAAATTGAATTGGGAGTCTAACCATGGCTATATCACTTGCTAGTCTCAAGAAGACCGGCACCGCTCGTCCGCCGCGTATTGTTTTGTACGGCACACACGGCATCGGTAAATCAACCTTCGCGGCGCAAGCCCCGGAGCCCGTGTTCATCCAGACTGAGGAGGGCCTTGATGCTGTCTCTGCAACAGCGTTCCCGCTCTGCCAAAGTTTTGATGACATTCTGGAATGCATCGGCGTTCTCGCTGGAGAGAGTCACGACTTTCAAACCGTCGTGCTAGACAGCGCAGACTGGGCCGAGCAGTTGATCCAGAAGCGTGTTGCACAAGACAACAACGTTAAGACCATCGACGCCATCGGTTACGGACGTGGCTACAAAGCCGCTGCCGATTACTGGCGACAATTGCTGGATGGGTTTGACCATCTGCGTACCGACAAGAACATGCAAGTCATTCTGCTTGCACACTCGCAGGTTCGTAGATTTGATGACCCGCTGGCTGATCCGTACGACCGCTATCAACTTGACCTGCATCACGGCAGCACAAGTCTGGTGAGCGAGTGGTGCGACATTATGATGTTCGCCAATCAGCAGTACAGCACGGTGAAGTCGGATGTCGGCTTCAACCAAAAAGTCACTCGCGCCGTCGGCACGGGCAACCGCGTGTTGTACACCCAAGAACGTCCGGGTTGGCAAGCCAAGTCTCGTTGGCCGCTGCCCGACACCCTCCCGCTGGACTACGGCAAGTTTGCTGAAGCCCTCGGAAATTCAATGGCACAAATCGTAGGAGAGTAAAATGGCTAAGTTAAACTTTAACGCTTCAGAAGTCTTAACCCCGCAAAGCGGTTACGAGCCGCGACCGGCGGGTGACTACACCATGCAAGTCGTGAATAGCGACATGCGTACCACCAAGTCAGGCACCGGTCAGTACCTCTGGCTGGAGTTCGACATCCTGAGTGGTCCGGTGCGTGGCAAGTTCTTTGAGAGACTGAATCTTTTTAATGACAACACCAAGGCCGTGGAGATTGCGAACCGGCAACTCTCTGCGATCTGCAACGCCGTGGGTTTGGTTGCGCTTCAGGACTCTGAGCAGTTGCACATGAAGCCGCTCAAGGTCGTGCTCAAGGTTGCCGAAAGCAAGGACGGTTCTTTGCAGAACAACGCGAAGTACCTTCCGCTGAACGCAGCCCCGGCTGCTGCGGCACCGGCACCAGCGGCTCCGGCGGCTCCGGCTGCTAAGCCTTGGGAACGTCACAAGAAGTAACAGGTAGGCACGGCACCTCAGGGTGCATTTATCTACCCCCTAGCTGAACCGCTCTGGGGTGCTGTGCCGCTTTAAATCATGGTCAAACTACCGAACTTGCAAGACCCTACACTGCTTGCGCTTGATGCTGCCTTGGAAGAAGCACAGCGCGTTTCCCCCCGAATGTATCTTGGTGCCTCTAGTATTGGCGAGAACTGTGAGCGTAGACTGTGGCTCAGTTTCCGCTGGGCCAAGCAGGGCTTTATCGAAGCCTCTGGTCTACGCCGAATTGAAGATGGGTACCGGGGCGAAAAGGTATTGGCAGATTGGCTACGGTTAATATCCGGAGTTGATCTTTCCACGGAAAAGGAACCCGGTGTCCAGCACAGTTTTCAAGACCACGGCGGTCACTTCCGTGGCAATTGTGACGGACTCATCACCGGTCTTTTGCAATCCCCAAAGAAACTTCATGTCTGGGAATGCAAGATCGTCAACGAGCAGAAGTTCAAAAAGGTTTCGTCGCTGAAGATCAGCAAGGGCGAAGAGAACACGCTCAAGGAATGGGATTACGTCTACTACGCTCAGGCTCAAGTGTATATGCACTACTTCAAAGCCGAGCGGCATTACATGACTGTCGGCAGTCCCGGTGTGCGCGACATCGTAAGCATTCGCACCGAATACTCTGAGGGTGACGCGCAAAAGTTTATTGACAAGGCCAAGCGCATCATCTTTGCGTCAAGGCCACCGAGTAAGATTTCAACGGAGCCTGCGTGGCACGAGTGTAAGTACTGCACGTTCCATGGGCTGTGTCATAACGACGAGATGCCAACGCAGAAGTCGTGCCGGACTTGCATGTATTCCACGCCGTTATCAGAAGGAACTTGGAAGTGCGAGAAGCATGACCACCTTCTCACCGACCCGATGCAACGCGCAGGCTGCGACGATCACTTGTTTCACCCCAATCTTGTACCGGGAGAACAGACCGACTACGGTGAGGGCTGGGTGGAATACACGCTTAAAGATGGAACCAAATGGACAAACCGGAGCAGCTCGTAGAGGACGATGATGAATTCTCGTTTTCTGGTGAGGAAATGTATTTGATCTTGAAGGCACTGGATGTGTACGCACACGCCATGTTGCTGAGTGATTCGACGACTGAATTTTTTAAAGCACAGACGCTTGCTAAGTACATATTGAGCAAAACACCCAAAGCAGGATTGAATTCGTGATTACCTTACGCCCGTATCAAACCGAAGCCATTGACTACACGTTCAAGTACCTTGCTGAGAACGATGGCAATCCATTGGTTGTACTTCCGACCGGTACGGGCAAGAGCTTTGTGATTGCGGAGTTTTGCCGCAAGGTGTTGGCCAACTGGCCCGACAGCAAGATTTTGGTCGTGACGCACGTACGTGAATTGATCCGCCAGAACCACGAAGAGCTGATGCGGTTGTGGCCAGAGGCTCCGGCTGGGATTAACTCTGCGGGTTTAAATCAGCGCGACTACGACCCGGCGATTGTGTTTTGCGGGATACAGTCGGTGCATAAACATGCGACCAAGTTCACGAAGGTGGATCTGTGCCTGATTGATGAGGCGCACTTGATCCCGCGTAAGACCAACACGATGTATCAAAAGTTCCTGAAGACGCTGAGGGTGATGAACCCCCACCTTCGGGTGATTGGGTTGACTGCTACACCATATCGCTTGGACAGCGGGTTACTGTGCGGAGGCAGCGATGCACTTTTCACGGACGTGTCTTACGAAGCCCCACTCTCGGACACGGTGAAGGAAGGGTACCTCACCAAGTTAGTTTCCAAAGAACCCAAGACCCTGCTGGATGTACGGGGCGTGAGCATCCGAGGCGGTGAATTCATCCCCGGCGAACTAGAACGGGCGGTAGACAAGAAGGACGTAAACCAGTCGGTCGTCCGCGAGATCGTAGCCTTTGGGCAGAACCGTAAGTCATGGCTGCTCTTCTGCTCCGGCGTTTCCCATGCCACTCACATTGCCGAGTTGGTTAGGGGCTACGGGATTACCTGCGAGACCATCTTCGGGGAGACCCCTAAAGCCGAACGAGACCGCATTGTGGCGGACTTCAAAGCGGGGCGCATTCAGGCGCTGGCTTCTATGGGCGTCCTGACCACGGGCTTTAACGCGCCTTGCGTAGATCTGTTGGCGTTGCTTCGGCCTACCCAGTCGGTAGGGCTGTACGTCCAGATCATGGGCCGTGGTATGCGGAACCACCCCGGCAAGGAAGATTGCTTGGTACTGGATTTTGCAGGCAACGTCGCTCGGCATGGGCCGGTGGACCGGATCAATCCCAAGAAGCCACGTAGATCCGACGAGGAAGGCATTGCCCCAACCAAGACCTGTCCTGAGTGCAGGAGCATTGTCCACGCTGCGGCCATGGAGTGTTTGGACTGTGGGTACCTGTGGCCTGCTCGGAAAGTGGAAATTGACCGCACGGCGACGACGCTGCCGGTGATGGCTGCTGCAATCCCTGAGCAGTGGATCAAGGTCAACGCGATTGCTTACCGTCGCCATACGAAGCCCGGTAGCCCCGACTCCATGCGAGTGGAATACCGCTCAGGGTTGATCGTCTACCGCGAGTGGGTTTGCTTTGACCACAAAGGCTACGCGCAAGAGAAAGCTCGCAAGTGGTGGCAGCGGCGCATGACTGGACCCGGTGTTCTTCCCACTAGCACGACCGATGCCCTTGCCAAAGCTCACACAATATTGAAACCTGATGAAATCCAAGTACGCAAAAACGGCAAGTACACAGAAGTTACCGGTTTTCGGTTCCTGCCCCATCTGCCGCAGGAAGGAGCGGGGGTACCTGTATATGCCTCCGCCCGGAAGACTTAAGAAGCCTGCAAGATTTTGCAGCATGCGCTGCATGGACGCTTACATGATTGACAAACAACCAAACGAACAAACTGCTTTAAACGAAGCCGCTGTCGCTGCCGGTCACTTCATCGAAGCCCACGGCGTATATGACTTTATGCAGTTCACGCCGAATCGTTTTGACGAATTTATCGAAGCGATTGTGACGGCATACGTGGACTCTCTTCAGCGACAGGCGGCGGAGCAGGAGATTGTTCGTTTCCCTTGACGTAGCCGTTGCCACGGCAGGGTTCGTTCTTCATCGTAAAGATCAAGATGCCTGAGTACTTGGGGTTGGAACACCAGCCCTCGCCCTCAAAAGTCTTGATGAAGTACTTACATTGGGGGCAGCGCATTAAAGTTTCTTTCCTCTGAACCATGCATCACCGTGTTCTACGACACAGAGTTCCGGCTGCAAGAGCTTGCCTTTGTAGAACGTCAGCACCGCAAAACCCGAGGCCCAGTTAACCGGACCCGCTTCGGTGTAGTTGAACTGCGGACCATACGGCTCAGCCATGGTGCCGGTGTCTACACCGTATCTACGGCCACGGTAATCCGCCCACGGGGTAACTTGAAGTTTATGCAGATGCCCGTGTACGTACGACACGCCTGCTTTGAGCGTCGAGTTATAGGCCGAGTGGATGCCACCCGCGACAGGGCGATGCCGGATTGTCGTCCATCCATCCGTCTGGTTGTTGAGGTGAATGCACCAACCCGCACGCCAGCGGGGCAAGTAATCCAGCAGGGTCATGCCGGTCATCTCTTCCAGCTCACCCACGCGGCTTGAGAGGTAGTTCTCAAAGCGGGCATCGTGGTTACCAATGATGCGAACAAACTTGGCTCCAGAGGCTGCACGTTCAATCTCAGCGCAGCGATCCTGTACCGCAGCAATCTCGTCCTTCATCAGCGGCTGCTTTTCCCACATGATGCGAGCGTGTCGGCTGATCCGGGCACCGTCTAAGATGTCGCCGTTCAGCACCACCATCTTGGGCTTCAGTTCCTTGGCCAACTTGCAAAACGCCTGTTGCGCCTTGGTCACGATACCGGGCCAGTAGTGACAGTCCGAAGCCACGAGAATCACGCCATCGGTCACGGCATCAACCATTTCCGACTCGTATTTATCCTGACGTAACTTAGCTAACTCGTTTAGTTTATTGCCCGCAATGGTTTTAAGACTGGTAACAGAAGTGTTTTTTCCCCTGCTTTCAAGAGAAATTCCATATTTCTGCTCTACGGTTCGTCGCCTTTCGTAAACGGATCTGGTATTCATCTCAAAGTGCTGGGCAACTAAGGATGCTTTTTTAAAGCGTTTCCAAGCCTCTATAAAATCTTGGTCGTTTGTGTATCTGGGCATGATTACTTCTTGGTGATTTTGATGCCTAGTTCCTTACGGCGTTTTTCCGTGGCCTTATCGTCTCTGACTGCCTTCCATTCAATGCAGCCGTCCACGACCCGGAACTCTTCCTTGTGTACAAGCGCACAGTCACAGCACTCCGTGTGCGTGTAACCCTTCATGCGGTACCACTTCCCATCCTCAATCTGGATGGGGATGTACTTCTCCCGCTTTTTCATGGACTTGACTCTACCTGCTTGAGTAGCGTCTTAGCAAGAGGGTCATCAATCTATTTCACCAATTCTTGTTAACTTTAATTTGTTGCGAAACGTGTCTTTCTTACCAAGTTCTTTAAGAATCTCAGAAAGTTCATCGTTTGTAACGTATTTAGGAACAGATCTATTTGATGATTTTAAGAAATTTGCTGCATTGCTATCCGGAGCAATTTCAAACAAATCAGTGTTGTTAAAATCTCTAACCTCATCCCAATCTTTTGACCGAACAAAGTCT